GTGTACTTTGTAAAAGACATCAGTCGAAACTGTGAAGTTGTACAATATGACAAGGCATGGTAGTATGGAACAATACGAAAAAAGTGGACCCAAAGTTGATGCCCTGCAGCAGGCACCTGAGCAAAAACTTGTTGGCTCGAAGATTGATCTATTAGATCAACGACTACAAGATCAAACTCGAACTATCGCTATCATGCAACGCGAAATGCGCCGCATGCAAAATCAACTTGACGAAGCAACTAGCGCAATCAACAGCATACGTCGTGGATAAACTTAGCATTCAAAATGAGATGAATTGTTTCGATCTCAAGGATCGAGAATTTTATAACAGTCTCACCGATGAGGAACGTAAAAAATTCTCCAACTATCTTATGATACGATGGGGATCAGCGGTGCATGGTAGTCGAGAACTGCAAGAGTTTTATCTAATCTCATGTAACGAGCGTCTTAACAAGCACTTCTTTGCTATAAACCGTCACCCCCGGCTACAGTGGTTGTGTGCCACATCTGTGAGTCCGGGCATGGGCACACACCGGCATCAGTGGATATCGCCCAAGAAGAAGGAAGCAGGATCCAATGAGATCAAGAAAACTCTCATGGAGCTCATGCCCACCACTAAGCTATCGGATATTGACACACTATCCAAACTCATCAACAAGAAAGATTTGAAAGAGTATTTGCGTGAACACGGCTACACTGACAAAGACTGAATACACTTGCAACCATTGTGCCCGTGCGTTTAAGCGGGAACCAAGCTTGGCCACACATGTGTGTGAATCCAAACGTCGCTATCTTGAGCGGGACGAAGTAGGTGTCACGATTGCCCTCCAGGCGTACTTGAGATTTTACGAGATTACACAAGGCACAGCAAAGAACAAAACGTTCAAGGATTTTGCCGCCAGTCCCTACTACCGGGCATTTGTTAAATTTGGCCGTTACTGTCAAGAGATCCGAGCTGTCAATGTGCCGCAGTTTGTTAACTGGGTGGTTAAGAAAAATAAAAAGATTGATCACTGGTGTCATGAATCTGTATACTATGAATACTTGATGGAGTACCTGCGCACTGAATCGGTGGGAGACGCACTAGCCCGATCAATTGAATCCAGTATCGATTGGCAGGAAAAAACTAGTAACGCAGCACACGACTATCTTCGTTATGGCAACGCTAATACACTATGCTATGCAATCTCGACCGGCCGGGTATCGGCTTGGGCTGTGTACAACTGTGATTCTGGACATGAGCTATTGGCACGACTTAACTCTGAGCAGTTGACTATGATTTGGCCTATGGTCGAGACTGACGCCTGGAGCCAACGACTTCGAAACCATCCAGAAGATCGCGACTATGCTCGGGAAATTTTAAAACAAGCAGGCTGGTAGGAGATGAGTGCAGACATTGATATCGATTTTGCAGATCGATCACTAGTGCTAAAGTTGATTGATCATATCCCAGCTATGCAACGGGTAGACAACACAGTGCGTAAGCACAATTCGGGTGTGTATGTTACAGATATTCCTGTAGATCCTGTACATGGATGTGCTGCAATTGATTATGCCGCAGCCGACCAGCGTGGGTATTTTAAGATTGACTTCTTGAACATGAGTGTGTACCAACTGATTCAAAGCCCAGATCACTACGCAACTATGCTAGCAGCCGCCCCTCTGTGGGATCGAATCTGGAATGACATAGCTTGGGCCAAGCAGTTGGTGCACGTGGGAAACTATGCAGATTTGCTAGCGTCAATGCGTCCAGACTCTATACCCAAGATGGCTGCGTTTATCTCGATTATTCGCCCAGGCAAAGCACACTTGCAAAATTGTCCTTGGACAGAAGTGTTTGAATCAGTGTGGGATGGTGATGATAGCAGGGGTTACACCTTCAAAAAGGCACATGCGCTATCATATGCAATGCTAGTAACACTCCACATGAACTTGCTTAATCATTAAAGTAGTCTGCTTTGTTCCAGGTCTCTCCCCAAACAACAAGAGAATCGGGACTTTTTGATAGCGGCAACTGTTGATCCCAGAAATTATGATACCTCTCGTTAACATCAGGAAGACCCAATGTATTACAAAGATATCTACTACCACCAGGTTGAAATAGTAGATTATAATCTATTTTCTTATGCGGCATAGTAGGGGTTGGCAGACCTCTGTTGCAGCTTTGATTTGTTGTTCTGGATAAACATTGTTTAACTAGTGCAATACGATCCGAGTTTGTTATACCTTTTTTATTGATGTGTTGATCGACTTGCCAGGATCTATTCCAATGTTTAATTGCATCTCGAGTTTTGAGTTGAGATAGGAATGTTTTAACTGTGCACTCCCAGCCGATATGACTAACGCTTACAGTCGATGTATCTATTACTAAAAGTTCAGCCTGATCTGAGTTGATTGCGCCCTGGATGTTGTCTGGCAGGCTCACATGTAGCGATCCAGCATAACATAAATCTGCTGCAGGATTTATAATAAAATGCCCTCTAAAGAAATCTGAAAAGCTGTCAATTTTTTTGACATCAAGCATTTTAGTATGGCGCATGAATCCGTAACTTTGCCCTGTTAGTGGGTCCATGTGCCATTCATTGTCAAGAAATTGTGGCAAGGTGCCTAACCATCCAGCAATAAAGTCCATTCTAGACCCGCATTCGCCGGCTACTAAAATAACTTTTTTAATTTCTAACATTAGTTGATTCGTCTGACCAAGGTTATACTCTTACGCTTAGACTTTTTGCGCCCAAGATCGTTTAAGCTACATACAGGACCATGTATGATCTCAAGGTCTCGATTGCTAAATGTGCGTAGATAAGGACGAAACAGGTCCCACTCGTGTTTGAGGAAGATATTGATGGGGATACTACGGTTGCTTTCCCACCACCATGTGTTGGCTAGCTCAATGAATATTCGTTTCAGAGCAGCATCTAGTATGTTACCAAAGTCGTAAATGGTGGTGATGGCGTCGTCACGATTTTGAATGATGCCGACATACTCCACGCCAGCGTATGAACACAGGGTGATAAAAGGGTACTTAGAAGTTAGAGTTTGGAATATGTTTTCACCCATAAATATCAATGGAGACAGCGAATGTACGCAACCACAGCCTATTTATATCAGCAAATTCAGACAGTTTTATTGATTGATATCAGTGGGGCTTACTTTGACCGGAGATGGCAACCAGTGTATGCAAAGAACTTAAAACTCAACTTGGGTGTGGATAACGTGATCCTAATCCAATTTCAAAATCAAGATCAGAAACCCGTAAACATTTCTGGTTGCACGTTTACCTTCCGCATTATTAGTCAAAACGGTGAGGACTTGCTATACGCAACTGAATTAGTTGCCCTTAGTGCTGCACTGGGCCGAGCCAAGGTCACAGTTCCTGCAGCCGACACTGCCTATTTCCAGGCACAACCTGCAAGCTGGAGCTTGGAAATATCATCTGGTAACTTAGATCAAGCTGTGCTAGTTGATGCATATTCAAACGCCCGGGGAGACATTGATATTGTTAATTCTGTGTTTCCGACTTTTGTTGCCAGTCAAATCTTGACTATCCCTAGTCAAGCAGCTCAAAATAATGTATTCTATTCTAGTACTGTAACAACTGATGGATGGGCCATGACCACATTCCAAGTTGACACTGTTGGCCTAACAGGTAACTTGACAGTGCAAGGCAGCACTGGCGGAACTGCTAACACTGTGGAGTGGTATAATATTGCCTTTGAAGATCTTAAGGCCGGAAACATTGCTAACTCAGTTTCGTTTACCGACTCCACAGAGAGGTTAGGGTTTGATGTCGAAGGTTACCATCCTCAACTACGCCTGGCAGTACAAGTTCAATCAGGAGCACTACCAGTTATTGTCTACCGGTGACCGATTAGTGTGCTAATTACTTGATGAGTAAGATTAGGAAACTGGTTGTATTTGGGGATAGCTGGACCTTTGGTGATGAGTTAATGGCACCGGAGTTGGCGGATAGGGCAGATCGTTATACAGCAATGCCCGAGAATGATCAATATCGACTACAGCATTGTTGGGCTAGACATGTAGCTGATCACTTTGATTTGGAATTAGTCAACTTGGCTTTTAACGGCATGAGTTTGCAGAGCATGATTTGGACGGCGCTAT